AAAAAGAGTTAGTCGTTTTGACTTGGCAAAAGTACTAAAAAGATATGAAACTTACAAACAAAGCGAAAGAAAAATTAAAAGATAAGGCTACGATGAGGGCTTTAGAGGATAGTTTAAATGTTACTATTTGGACATTATGCAAGTGGCGTGCTGAAGAGAATACGCGCTTTTATAGGAAATCGGAAGCGGTAAGGGAGAAATTCCTTGAGATTGTAGAACTTACAGAGGAAGAGGCTTTTACTAATTAACAATTAATAATTGAGATATGTTAAGTAGAGTAGAACGATTGAATGAAGATATTAATACACTATTCGCCAACGAGCGTGAGGAGTTATGGCAAATGCAGGGAGTTGTACCGAATACGGTAGATTTGATTGCAAGGGCTATTGAGGTGTATGAGTATCGCAAGTTAGCGAAGAGAATGTTGAGCGTTCCTGAAGCAGCTGATTACTTGGGTGTATCGGACTATATTATTCGCACGTGGATAACTGATGGCACACTAAGGAATGAGAATATTTCGGGCGGGCGTACATTGATAAGTATGCAGCAATTGGAAGATTTGCGCAACAAGGATATAAGAAAAGTATTGAGAAAGATGAAGCGCAAATAAAAAAAGCGGCACTATCCCAGCACCGCCTTTAATGACTTGCAATTTTAAAAATAGTATTAACATTAAAATCACAAAGACAAAATTACAATGGCAAAATTACAACAAATGAATGAGATGACCAAACAAAATAGCCAAATTCTTCTACAAGGTGGCTATGTAACCTACGAGGGCAAACGCTATAATGAGTGTGCGCCTTTTGAACAAGCAGCGTTTAATATCGCATTAGGCGATAAGAAGCCTGCAGAAAAAGACTTTGAAAAATTACTGCAGGGTCTTGTATCACCCTTATTACTTCAACATACTATGAATGAAGATGATTACATTTCCAAACCTATTTTTGACAAACTAAAAGAGGCTTTGCGACCTGAAGCGGGCAACGACCACGAGGGGTGGTGGCACTTAAAAGCTAATTGTGGCTGCTACACAATGCGCCTATCAGGTTGCTATAATAAGGGCGTTTTAAGCATTGAATCTGAAGTTTATAAAACAGTGGGTAAACATACGATATACTACGACCTTAGTAATGAACAATGGGCTGATGTACAAGATAAACTTGAAGATGAGTACGAAAGGCTTGTAAAAGAGTATAGAATTGACGAGCGCAACCGCTACTATGAAAGTTTATCACACGACTATCACCAGTTTATTTAACCCTTTAAAATCTTACAACTATGAAAGAGCAAATCACAACCTTAGAATTAGATAAGTGCTACCGAGTGAAGTATGAGAGTATTAGCTGGTGCATTAGGGTTTATGAAGAGTTTGTATTTAGCAAATACTCATCATTAACAGCAATAAGAGTAGATAATTCGGGTATTAATACCAGAGAATTACTAATGCCTGATTCATACCAAGATAGCAAGTATAACGTGCAAGAGATTAGCAATAGTGAGTTTATGCACGAGTTTCGCACCAAGCGCAATGAGATAAACAAATTGATTAGAAAAATCTCCAATTAATCTATACATTGAAAAGTGCCGTGTTATTCTTTTAAAAACTGGACATATCTAAATCATAACAACGCACGGCACTTTATTTTAAGAAAAGTAATAACCTAAAATACATAAACCAAATGAATGAACAATTAATTACACTGAAACAAGCCCCTATTATTGTCTATGAGAAAATCAAAGCGGTAGGGCAACAAATTGAAGCGAAAATCGCTGAACTGAACCTCGACAACCAGTTAGTAACTGAAGACACGCTAAAGAGTGCGAAAAACACTCGCACAACGCTACGCAAAGAACTTGATGATTTTGAGACACAACGCAAGTACATCAAAGAGCAGGTAAATGCTCCTTATGAAGCCTTTGAGAAGGCGTATAAAGAGCATATCAAAGTACATTACGATAAGGCTGATAACACGCTGAAAGCGAAAATTGACGAGGTGCAAAATCGTTTGTTAGACGATAAGCGGGGGCGTATCAAAGACTACTTCACTAAATTATGCCAGTCGCAAGGTATTGACTTCCTCATCTTTGAACGCTTGCCTCTGAATATCACACTTAGTGCCAGCGATAAGAGCCTTAAAGAGCAAGTGGCAGGATTTGTAGGTGAGGTATCAAAGAGCCTCCAACTCATTGAAAGCCTAAATGAACCTGACGAGTTTAAAGCTGAAATGCTAACCGAGTACAAACAAACGCTTGATGTTACAAGAGCGATACAGAATGCACAATACCGCAAGCAACAACGTGAAGCTGAATTACAACGTATCGAGGCGCAACGAGCAGCAGCCGAGCAAGCAAGATTAGCCGCTGAAGCAAGGGCGAAAGCACAAGCCCCTTTGCAAGCACCCGCACAAGTGAATGAAGTACAACCAGCAGCACCAGTGCAACTCGAACCAGTGCAAGAGGCTACACAAGCACCTGCATTAGTACAAACAACTTTCACGGTACAAGGCACGATGGAACAACTACAATCCTTAAAACAGTACATCATTAGTAATAACATTCAAATATTATAACACAATGGAAAATCAAACATTACAAACAGCAACAATGCAAACGCAAGCAACTCACACAACAACAAAAAAGGGTGAAGCCGAATATGAAGTAGCAGGCGAATTAGTTAAGCTTTCTTATAACACGGTAAGAACATACCTCACAAAAGGTAATGCAGCCGTAACCGACCAAGAGATTGGTATGTTCATTAGTATTTGCCGATATAACAAACTTAACCCTTTCCTTAATGAGGCGTATCTTATTAAGTTTGGTAACAACCCAGCGCAAATGATTGTCAGCAAAGAAGCACTAATGAAACGTGCTGAAGCTAATGGTTGTTACGATGGTTTAGAGGCAGGGCTTATACTATTGCGTAATGGTGAACTCATAGAGGTAGAAGGCAATTTCTACCTACCCTCAGACCAAATATTGGGAGCGTGGGCAAAAGTGTACAGAAAAGACCGCTCAAAGCCTTTTGTCGCAAAAGTTAATCTTAACGAATACGACAAGAAGCAAAGCAGCTGGAATGAAAAAAAGGCTACAATGATAGCCAAAGTAGCCAAAGTACAAGCCTTACGTGAAGCGTTTCCCGTACAATTAGGGGCAATGTACACGCAAGAAGAACAGGGCGTTGTAGAGCCTCAAGGGCGTACGGTGATAGATGTAGAGGTTATCGAGCAAAACGAGCCTACTGAACCTGAAGCGGTGCAACCTATAACGCAAGGAGCAGGCGCACCATCACCCAAACAAGTAGATTTTAAACAAGTATGATACAAGCAAAAGTCATTAATTCAGGTAGCGAGGGTAACGCCGTGATATACGACAAGACAATAATGGTAGATTGCGGCGTTACGCTCAAAGCCTTAAACGAGGTAAAACGTTCTTTGAAAATTGTGCTACTCACACACCAGCACGGCGACCATTTAAAATTGCGAACCTTACAACGATTACAAACCGAGCGACCTACCTTGCGTATTGCTTGTGCTGATTTTCTCTTAGAGAGGTTGGATGGTCTAACGAATATTGATGTGTTGCAAGTGGGTAAGCTATACGATTACGGGGCGTTTAAAGTATCACCAGTGAAGCTATATCACGATGTACCAAATGTAGGTTGGCGGATATTCCTCAATAGTGGGCAAAAGATATTCCACGCTACCGATACAGCACACTTGGAGGGTATCACCGCCAAAGGTTATGACTTGTACGCTATTGAGCATAATTACTGCGAGGAGTACATACAGCAGGCGATAGAAGAAGCACGAGCCAACGGAGAATATACCCACGCGTACGGCAATATCAATACACACCTTAGCATACAACAAGCAAGGGCGTTTATTGAGGCAAACAGAAAGGAAAGCAGCGAAGTATTAGAACTGCATAAAAGTATAAGTTTTTATAAGTAAAATTGAAGAAAAATGCAAACAGTATTTAAAGTAGGAATGGAGGTTTGGGATAAAACAATCTCACCGAAAAGGGGTAAAGTTATTGAAGTCTTCACTGACTATAAATATGACTTTCCTATTAAAGTCGAATTTGAAAACAATGTAAAAGTTCGGTACACAACTGATGGTTGTTTTGTTAAAAATAAAGGCACTGTCCCCACGTTATCCACTTCAGATTATTCTGTAGAAACGAAAGGCTTTGAGCAAAAAGCACCTGCACCAACTTATGAGGAAGTCATCAAAGAGGCACGTAGTAAAGGTGATTATTACTATTTACCTGATAGTTTAGAAACACCAAGTGAAGAACTTGTTGATGCGACAATTGCACTTTTAAAACTTCTATTTCTCAGAGACTACTACAACGATGGTTGGCAACCCAAAAATAGTAGTTATGTATATATTATAACTACAAGGAATAGAAAACTTGTAAAAGATTGTTTAATGGGAGATTTTCGAGTACTCTATTTCAAATCACAAGAAATCAGTAATAGATTTTTTGAAGAACAAAGAGAACTATTAGAAATTGCAAAACCTTTATTGTAACTATGGAAAACAAAAACAAAATAATGAGTGTTTTACAAGAAATCAAAGTAGCACTTGAAGCAACAAAAGAGAAGTGTCTTATTACAAGAGGTCTTTTGATTTCTTTTGAAGAAAGGTATCGGCATTTGTATAATTTGAGAGAAATAAGAAAAGACCCTGATGTTATTCAGTTATCAAATGAAGTTGAACGATTAGGTGAAGAAATCGGATTTACAATTGAAAATTAAAAACTATGGAAATACAAGGACGAATTAAAGTAATATTTGCCCCCGAAACAGTAGGGCAAAACGGTTTTCAGAAGCGTGATTTGGTAATCACCACCGATGGGCAATATCCACAAGATATTATCATTCAATTTGCACAAGGTAATTGTGCTTTATTGGATAATTTACAAGTAGGGCAAATGGTTAAGATACATTTTAACCTGCAAGGAAGAGAATGGACAAGTCCGCAAGGAGAGGTTAAGTACTTCAATACGGTTGTAGGTTGGAAAATTGAACTCATTCAAACCACGAATGTAGCGCAACAACAGCAGCAAGCCCACCAAGGTTATGCACAACCTCCCCAAGGTTACCCACAACAACCGCAATACGCACCGCCTCAACAAGCACAAGCGTACCCGCCACAAGGACAACCGCAATATCAGCAGGGGCAAATGTTTAACAATATGGGACAAGCACCCGCACAAGATGGCGTGCCGTATTAAGAAACAACAAAAAAGCAAGTGGCGAAATTGGCAGTCGCTCCCTTTGGTTGAGGGGATTAGGATACGTTCGAGTCGTACGTTCACTTTGGTTTGTGACTAAATGCAGGTTCGAGTCCTGCCTTGCTTTCAAAGATAATAACAATGAAAAAGATAACCATTCCGAGCAACGTAAAAAACGGCAAATTGGTGCAAAATCGCAATCTTATACAAAATGCTATAGCCTCATTTGAGGATACAAATATCAATATCACCATTGAGAGGCGAAGCAAGAAACGAAGCGTACAACAAAATGCTTTTTATTGGGGCGTTTGGATACCCATCATTCAACAAGCTATCAATGATACTTGGGGCGAGTTTTACCCTCCTAATGAGGTTCATAATGTACTGAAAGCCTTGTGTAATTATGAGGAGCGTCCTAATCCTGCCACAGGTGAGATACAGCGAGTGCCAGTGAGTAGCACCAAGTTAAGCACTTATGAATGGGAAAAGGAATTTAAGCAGCAAGTAAGGCAGATGTGTATTGATAATTTCAATCTTGATTTGCCTGAACCTGATAATGAGGAATAAGTAAGTTTTAAAGTAAAATAAGCAATGAAAAAAGAAACAGTAAGCCGATTTAATGAGAAAATAATGACTTCCAACGACCTCTCATTATTAAAGGACAAAGAATCTAAGTACCTAATGAATAGTCTTTACAGACGCTGGAAAGAAGATTTTACAGACGAGGATACTGGGGAAGTCGTAACCGTAGAACGAAAAGAACTCATTATTTCTAAGGGCGAAGAATTAAATGATGAAAATTTTCAAACCATTGACTTCTTTATCAAGAGTGGGGAACTTAACATTGAAGATGTACGATTAAGTTCAATACAACGCACTGCAGATGCTGTATTAGGCAATAGTACTATATGGATAGCAGTAGTGGAAATCTCTAGAAAAAAAAGAACATTCTACCTATATGCTAACAGCATAGATGTAGCGAGGGTAATTATCACTGACTACATAGAACAAAATTACATTGGTTTTTATGAAATAAAATCACTCAAAGAGCAGCAGTATTTTACCCTTGTATCGTTGGCAAAGAAAAACAACGATGAGGAGCAAAATAAGTTCTATCAGATAGAGGTAGAAATAATGGTAAATAAAGAATCTTACCCAATGCGCTTTTTAGTGAAAGCGCCTAATGCAGAAGAAGCAAAAGTACTAAGCGAGGCGTTTTATGAAACTTATATGCGAGTGGCTGATGATGATAAAGAATTACCTCCTTATACGATGACCTTGCTATCGGCAAAAACGCTGAATGTAGAGGCGGTAATAGACCACCAGTTTTGTAAGGAATATATAGATAAAAGCAAAGAAACGTTGTAATTTTATCCATTGTGTACCCCGATAGGCAAGAGCCGTGAGCGGGGGCAAAGTTTACGTAACCAAATGTCTAAAAGCCGTCCAAAAAGAAGGCTATTTAAGACGATAAAACAGTATCGCAAACAACATAACTACCTAATAACCAACCCCTACCAAATGGCTAAAAAGCCGTCTAATTTGTATAACCGATTTGAAGGAGATTGAGTGCGCATAAATCTTTTTTTAAATCTCTAATTTCAAATCAAAATGAATGAGTATCAAGAGTTTTTAAAGAACAAAATCAAAATTGCTCCTAAACAAGGGTTTGAGTGCTCGCTTGATGAGATTAACCCACGAATGAAGCCCCACAATAGGCTTATGGTAAAGTGGATGGTTGAAGGTGGTAGGCGTGCCTGCTTTGCCTCTTTTGGACTTCACAAGACCGTTACCCAGTTGGAAGCATTAAGGGTAGTCCTTCAAAAGTTAGGAGGTGGCAAAGGGCTAATAGTTTGCCCGCTATCCGTACGACAAGAGTTTGTCGAAGACGCTAAGAACATTCTCGGCTGGGAGGTAGCCCCTAAATTTATACGCCGTATTGAGGAAACGGACGGCAAGGACGTAGACCCTTTTGGAGGGCTAATGACAGTACCCTATCGTGCAGTGCTTAAAGGTCGTTATGGAGTAGGCTTTGAACTCAATCCTCAATACTTTTTAGACGGTGCAGTCTATTGCGAGGCGGCAAAACAAAAAGTAAGTATGCCAACGCTTTTTGACCTTATAGACGAAGCAGAGGCAGCACAAAAACAAGCAATTTAATCCTCATTCATTTTTCACTCCCTTGCTTGTTGATGGTGAGGGAGTGTTTTAAAACTTAACAACTATGGAACGAGATACATTTGTTTTTTACAAAGATTG